GTCACGGCGACGGAGGTCTTGGCGACCCCGATGAACAACTCGCCCGCCTGGAAGCCTTGCATCGCGAAGCCGATCTCCGGCGCGGACGACGTCCCCGCGTTAGCGTTCTCCTGGTCCATCGCGTTCACGGTCGGTGGCCCAGTGAACTCCATGAGCACCAGCGTGAAGTCCGTCGCCGAGGCTGAGGCGAGGGTGACCGTAACGGTCGTGTTGCCCCCCACCGCGCCCGACGCGCTCCATTCCTCGATGCCGAGGGAGCCCGAGGCGTAGGCGTCGGTGTTGCGAATCCACGGGTTGCCCTGGGAGTCCGTGACGGATGCCGTGGCGACGCCGTTCCCGGTGAACACCACCAGCGCGAGCAGGTGCCCCTTGCCGACGCCGGAGAGCGCGACCGTCTGCGTCGTCGCGCCCGCGTTCGAGGCGTGCGCCGACTGGGTCAGCGTGGTCGCCATCTACGGGTTGCCGGTCCCGCGGCCGACCGAGCGCGAGTTGAGGACGTTCTGGCCGGTGGCACGCGCCCCGCGCAGCATGTACTTCTGGACCGCCGTCGCCAGCGTGCGGCCATCGAGAACGACGGTCGTGTGGAGGTCGCCCGAGACGTTGACCGTGTGGCCCGCGTCGACCGAGGACTTCACGGACTTGACGGCGGTGGTCGCGGTGTTGACCGCGGTGGTGACCTTGGCGATGTCGACAGGCTTGGCGAGCTTCAGGGTCGCAGCAGTCACCGCCGCGATGTCGGGCGTCTTGGCGAGTTTCGACCCGAGCGAGTTCACGGAGATGGTCGTTTTGTCCGTCGAGGTCTTGATCCCGAGGACCTTCTGCTGGGCCTCCTTCAGCGACTCGCCCATCTTCATCAGCCCGACGACCTGATCCTTCTGGGCCTTCGTGAGCTCGATGTCCGACCGCCCGGTGTCGTAACTGCCGAGTGCCGCGTTCGCTGCGATCTGTTTCTCACTCGGCACCGTCTTGGGCAGCGCGCCGATTGCGTCGAGGAAACCGCCCGCGAGGTCGGCCCCGATCTTGGGTATCGCGCCGACGAACGGGATCGAAGAGACGTCCTTCATCCACGACGGCATCGCGGCCTCGCCCGCCGCGGCCCCCGGTATGAGCTTCGTCCCCAGTGAGGCGATCTGCGCGGTGATGACGGGCAGAATCAGGCTGGCCGCGCTAAAGCCTCCAGCCTCTCCCGCGCCCGCGGCTCCCGCACCAGCCGCGGCGCCGCCGCCCAGCGCGAGACCGGCCCCCGCGCCCGCGGCTCCCGCCGCTTCGGCGGCGTCCTCTCCGCCTGCACCCAGGTCCTCGCCTGCCGTGGCACCGCCAGCCGCGACGTCTTCGGCGGCGCCTGCGCCACCTGCCACCAGGTCCTCCGACGCCGTCTCGCCACCCGCGGCCAAGTCCTCTGCCGCTCCGGCACCACCAGCCCCCAGGTCTTCCGCGGCAGCCGCGCCACCCGCGCCGACATCCTCTCCGGCCACCTCGCCACCCGCGCCCAGGTCTTCCGCGGCCGAGGCGCCCCCAGCGCCCAAATCCTCCGCGGCCGAGGCGCCCCCAGCGCCTACGTCTTCAGCAGCAGCAGCACCGCCAGCGCCCAAATCCTCCGCAGCAGCCGCGCCGCCCGCACCGACATCCTCGGCAGCAGCAGCACCACCCGCGCCCAGGTCTTCAGCAGCCGTGGCACCGCCAGCGCCCAGGTCTTCCGCGGCAGTCGCACCCCCGGCGCCCAGGTCTTCAGCAGCCGTGGCACCGCCAGTTCCCAGGTCCTCGGCGGCTGTCGAGCCACCCGCAGTGAGGGACGCGGCCGCGGTCTTCGCGTCGGCGATCAGTTGCTCACCGGCCTTGGCGATTCCCTGCTGCAGCGTCTCGGACGCCTGGGAGGCGTCGGTGTTCAGGGCCGAAGTCTCGTCAGGGCCGCCCTTCAGTCCGAACAGCTTGAGGACCGCCTGGTACGCCGATTGCGCGTTGGCGACGAGCTTGCCGAGGGCGTTCACGGCGAACGCGGTCACCGCGACCCCGAGCACGCCCACCACCACCGCGGCGAGCGTGTAGGCCGCGATGCGGTTCTTGTTGAACCACTCGACGACCGAGGCGGTGACGTGGATGACCGTCTCAATCTTGGGGATGAGCACCCGCCCGAGCCGGACCCCGTAGTCGTCGACCGCGGCCTCCAGCATGTGCAGCTGGCCGTGCAGGGTCTTCATCTGGAGGTTGGCCGCGTTCTCCGCCGTGCCGTGCTTGGTCACCGCCGCGGTGGCCTTGTCGAACGCCTCCGGGCCGGCACGGACCAGGGCGAGGACCTTGGCGGACGCGGAGCCGAAGCCCAGCGCGGTGAGTTCGGCCGTCGCCTGGGCGGTGGTCATGCCCTTGGTCTTCTCCGCCAGCTGGGAGATGACCGAAGCCCAGCCGACGAACTGGCCCTTGGCGTCCGTCACCGTCAGGCCAAGCTTGGCCGAGGCCAGCTGGGCGGTCTTGGCCCCGTCGGCCGCGGAGGTGAACGCCTTCCAGGCCACCGCTTGGCTCGACGACATCCCTTGGGTCGCCGTCGTGAGTTCCTTCGCGGTGACCGTCCCGGCGACGTACTGCGCGGCCAGTCCCTGGAGCGACGGTGGCAGGGTGTCGCTCGCCACCCGCAACGCGATCTGCGCCTTGGCGGCGTCGGCCGCGGGCTTCAAGAGCGCGGTCATGGTCGTGGTGAGCATCGACATCGCGGCTCGCCCGGTCTCGCCGTGCTCGGTCATGTCCACCAAGAGGCCGGAGAGCTGCCCGAGGGAGGGCGAGAGCGCGCCGAGCTTGGTCCGTGTCCGCTCCAGGCCGGAGGTCAGCGAGTCGACGCCCTGGCCGGTCATCTGCGAGGCCGAGTAGAGGACGTCGGCGGTCGAGGCGGCGTCCTTGGCGTGCAGCTGGAACGCCTGCATCACCCCCGCGAGGGCGCCGGTCGTGTCCGAGAGTGACCCCAGCCCGGCGTCAGCGAGCGACGTGGCCGCCTTCATCTCCTCCAGGGCCTCGGCGGTCGTGTAGGCGCCGGATTGCAGCGACTTGAACTGGGCGGCGACCGGGGCCAGCGCCGCCTCCATCGCGTTGGCCGACTGCTCGGTCGACCCCGCGGTGCCGAGGAGCGCGTTGGCGAGGTCGTTCGACTGCTTGGTGGACTGGCCCAAGGCAGCCTGGACCTTGGCCTGACTGGTCTGGAAGTCCATCGCCATCTTGACGGACATGACGCCGACCGCGGCCCCGATGCCGAGGAAGGCGAGCGTGACGAGCTTGCCCGCCTTGATCAGCCGCTCGTCCTGGAGGACCCCCGTGTCGGCGGACGCCACCTCGGCCTCGGCGAGACGCCCTTGCGCGTCGGCGTTGGCGAGGGTCGCGTCGCGCATCTCCTTCTCGGCGACGGCCTGCCGGTCGAGGGCACCCGACTGCGCGGTGGACGCTTCCTCGCCCGTGATCTGCCCCTTGTTGATCGCGTCCTGGGTCGCGATCAAGTCAGCGGAGGTCGCGGCAAGACGTTCCTGGGCGTCGGCGAGCTGGGAGCTGGTCGCCTCGGCGCGGGCCTGGGCGAGGTCGAGGTCATCGGTCGAGCCCGCCGTCTCGCCGAGGACGTCGCGGACCTCGGCCAGCTTGTCGATGAACTGGCTGGCCGACAATTGCAATTCGCCCAATATGGGCGGAAGGATGCCCCCGGCCATGTCAGGCCCTCATCACTTCGGACCAGGCCGCGGCGAAGATGCCCTCTATCGCCCCCTCCAGGTCGTCCAGGCCCTTCTCCATGTAGAAGCTGCCCGTCTGCGTCACCGACTCGACCTGGACCCAGTTGCCGTCGATCTGGAACTTCAGGTACGGCCCGTTCTTCGCATGGATGGTCCCACCGAGGTCGCGGAAGCGCCCGTAGATGACCGAGGGGCCCGCGGTGGCGAGCCAGCGGCCCGGGCCGGTCTGCGTCACCTCGACGATGTGGATGCTGCGGCGGAGCGTGCCCCCGACGTGGCGTGGGGCCTGGACGGACTTGGCGACCGGCGCGTGTGCCATCGCGGCACCGACGAAGAAGGCGATGCCCCGTCGCGTCGCCAGCTCCACCGCGGCGTTCGCCCGGTCGGCGAGTCTGTCCACGGCCGCCTGCATGTCGGACGTGTCGAGGCTGGTGTGGAACTCCAGGCCGCCGGGCACGTCAGCCCCTCTCCGCGGCCGCTGCTAGGCGCTCCACCTCCGCCAGTTCAATCATCAGCTCGACCTTCCGGAACGGCAGCCTCAGGTACTCATCCTCAGTGTAGGACGGGAACGCCAGCAAGAACTGGACCATCCGGTCCAGGCGAACTAGCTCGCGGTCCTCGGCGAGGAGGCGCTGCGCTTGCGGGGTGAGCGTGAGCCGGTAGCGGGTGCCGTTGACGCGCTCGCGGATTTCGACTCCTCGGCCGATCCGGAGCCGTTGGATTCTCCGGTAGGGGCTTTTGGGTCCCTCACGGCCTCCGGGCTCCGGTTGAAGTCCGTGGGCGTGACGTTCGTCCGCGCCGTCTCGGCGGAGATGGCCTTCATCACCGTGTTGGGGACCGTCCGCGCGAAGGCTGCCACCGACTCCGGCGTCCGGTCGGGCGGAATGGGGATGACCTGGCCGTCCGGTCCCGTCACGTCCCAGGCGCGCAGGGAGCACATGACGCGCACCACCTCGAAGCGGTCGATGGGGGCGTACTCTTCGGGACCGAGCTTCTGGTAGGCGAGGGCGAGCGCGTTGGTCGCGCGGGCGTCGGTCATCAGCTTCAGCCGGGCCTCCGCCTCGCGCTTCCGCGCCGCGGGCGTGGACTTGGCCGCCACGATGGCCCGCAGGTCCGTCTCCAGGGTGCGCGCCGCGTCGGGCAGCGCCGTCTCCAGGCTCCTCAGCTCCTCCAGCTGGAGCACCGTCGTCTTGGCCGCCACCGACTCCGAGGCGATCCCGGCGTGCTCGATGTCCCACTGCTCCTGGACGGTGAGGTCGTCTTCCTCCGCTATCTCCGCCCAGCGGCCTCTCGGCAGCTCGATCCGTCGCACATCGACCACTCTCCTGTCTTGGTGAAATGCCTAGACGTCTAGGCTATGCCGCTACTGACTGGCCATTCGTGCAGATAACCTTGAGCGGCGACGTGCCAGTGGAGGCGTCCGTCGCGTTGGCGACCGCCCGGAAGTTGGAGGACACGCCGAGGTAGGACTTGTCGACCTCCAGCTTCGGGTCCTCCAGCTGCGTGGTCGTCATCTGCAGCGCCACGGTGTGCGAGGTCACCGGGTCGGTGAACACGACGTACAGCCGTTGCTGCAGCCGCTCCAGGCCCTCGGTGATGACGTTCGGCGCGATGTTGTCGTTGTTGTCGTAGACGAAGGCGAACTTGCCCGTCACGCGGATCGAACCGGCAAAGTTGGCGTGCGCCGACTGTTGCCCCGCCGTGTGGATTGGAGCCGAGTTCATGCGCTCGATGGAGCAGTCGAAGGACTCGACCGCGACCGAGGTCAGCGTGCCGAGGGTGATCGACGTGTCCCACGACGGCACCATGTGCTCGGCGTTGTAGGTGTTGCCCGACAGCGACTGGGTGGTGAAGGGCAGCGTGATGGAGGCGATGGTCGCCTCGATCGCGGCGTCGATGGCCATCGCGATGTCCATCTTGGTCAGCTGCGTCCACGGTGCATACCAGCCGTGCCCGCCGTCGAAGTACGAGACGGTCAAGGACGGAGGCTGGGAACCGGTCGTGTTGTTGAGGAGCGTGTGGGTGTGCGTGTACGGCGCGGTCGTCCCGGTCACGTTGTCACTCCCCAACAGCCCCAGGAACAGGTACGGCCAGGCGTCGGCGAACAGGTTGGTCTTCCAGCCCATCTCCGCCGAGGCCACGCCCAGCACGTCGTCGTGGTCCATCGACGGGTCGCCGCGGAGTCCCACGTCCTGCAGGTAGGTCTGCTTCGGCACCCAGGCCGGGTCGTGCAACGGCGTCCACAGCGCCGCGGTGACGGCGGTGCCGGGCGTCGACTCGGCCGCGTAGCCGATCCAGGCGTTCTCGGTCGCCGGGATGCTGGGCGCGGCGGCCATTCGCATCCCGTAGCGGCGGGCGATACGGGCGAACTCCTCGTACCTCGGGTCAAAGAAGCGGTGGCTCATCCCGGCCTCCTACGGTATGGCCGGTCGTGCCGGCGCAATGGTGGGAACGTCCGGCACGGTCACCTCCTCAGATGGCTCGGGTCGGGACGGGGTCTTCGGGGGTACGAGGGCGAGGTAGCGGTGGTTCCGCTTGCGGAACGTCACGAACGTCTCGCCGGGGTCGAGTTCGAGCGTCCGGCCGTCATCGCGCGTTTCATCCGCGAACACGGCCCGCTGGTCGAGCACCGACCTGTACGTGAAGGACATCGAGTCCGAGTCTACGCACCCGCGGGGTCGAGGCGTGGGATTCACGCGTAGTACTGCTGCCACGCCTTCACGGTGATGGTGCCCCAGACCTGCGTGAGGCCCATCTTCCCGCGGAGCAGGCGCGGCATGGTGAAGTCCTCCTCGATGTCCTCCTGGCCGAACGCCTCGCCCTCGCCCCATTGCCAGACGGCCCCGCTCCCGGGCGTGGTGCCGGCCGTCCGGTTGGCCTCGATGTAGGCGCGGAACGAGTCGACGAACGTGTCGTTCGCCGCGCCGCACTCCTGGGACTGGGCCGACGCCGAGCGGGTGAAGCAGATGAACGTCACCGGGTAGAGCGCCGCCTTGATGCCGGAAGTGGGTCCCCCCGTGCCCAGCCGCTTGTGCTTGGCCGGGCCGATGTAGACGTAGACGACCGTGCCCATGCTGGAGCCGGGGTCCTCGGAGGCGACGATGAAGTCGCCCTCGGGGGTGATCTTCGGCGGGTGGGCGTAGACGGTGCCCAGGCCCTCGATGGCGTTGCTGGCGATGCCGGTCTCCAGGTACGAGACGATGGCCGCCCGGAGCGATGCGCGGCCGGGGAAGGGCGCGGCCATCAGACCTCCCTCCAGCGGTGGCCCTCATCGAGGTAGCCGTGCCAGTAAACCGGGTGGCCGCAGGCGATCGACGCGCGCACCTCGATCGAACCGTCCGGGCACTCTCGGAACGTCCAGGGCGGCGACGAGATCCCGTGTAGCCCGCTCCCCTCGTTGGCGTGGTCGTACATCGTCGCCCCGTGGTGAATCGGCAGCAGGAACCAAATCTGCGGGCGAACGTCCCCGTCGTCGTCGACGGAGCCGAGAGCGTAGTCACCCGGCAGTTCGAGGTCGTCCATCGTGGCGACCCGCCGACCGACGGTGATATCGCCCGCGGCCATCAGGTCTTGATCTTGACGGCCGTGCGGTAGGACTGGAGCGCCTTGAAGGCCCGCACGATGTCCACCGTCTTCTCGCCAGGGTCCGTCTCGCCGGTCCGCGCCTCGCCGACGCCCTCCAAGAGCAGGGCGTCGTCGCCGCGGCCCTTCACCAGAGCCGTCACAGCGTGGATGACGGCCTGCTGGACCGCCCAGGGGATGGCCGAGACCGGGATGAAGTCCGGGGCCTCAGGCGGCGTGTGGGCGTACTGGAGAGGCGCTACCAGGGCGACGGTCGCCTGCCCGGTGGCGGGCGTGTTGGCCTCGACGGACGCGACGGTGACGGTCTCCACACCGGAAGCGACGCTCATCGTGTAGTCGAGCACGTCGAGCTGCGTGCCGGGGAACACACCGATGAGGCCGCCCGCCGCGCTGGTGGCCTCCACGACCAGCGATTCGTCGGCCGCCGCCGCGGCCTCCGCGAGCATCGTGTGCGGGTAGCCGTTGTCGTAGGACCAGACGACGTAGAGCCGCTGGCCGGTCCGCGCGATGCCCCCGACGTTCAGCCCCTGCGGCGAGTAGAGCGGCAGGCCGCAGACGGGGACGATGAACGTGCGCCGGAGCGCCGAGACCAGCGCGGCGATGTTCGGCCCGATGGACTGGAGCTCGTTCTGGAAAAGGCCCACGTCCATGCCGGTGAGCGCGATGAGCGGCCCGTAGTCGCAGACCACGCGCAGCTCCCCCTGGATGACCGGGAAGCGCCACGACTCGACGTCGTTCGTCGCGCACAGGCTCGGCTGCTTGGCCGACGGGCTGGCGCCGAACAGGTAGCGGTCCACCTCGGACGACGCGCGGCGGATGAGGTCGGAGAGCGCCTGCGTCTGGTCGGCCGAGCTCGCGCCCGGCGCCGTGACCAGGTTCGACAGGTCCATCGCCGTCGGCGTGAACACGTACTGCGAGGGGGACACGTAGGGGAAGGCGCGATTGAACCCGCCCACCGCGGGTGAGATGACCGGCGTGGCGAGCAGCGCGGGCGAATAGGGGACGCTCACAAGCTCTCAGTGTAGGACCACGACCAGCCGGACACCTTGCATGATGGATATACAGATAGTTTCTGCTCTGAAGACAGAAACTATCCCTAGCGCGGCGGCGGCCCGTGGACCACCAGGAGTGGCCCGTGCACGCGACAGGTGAGCACGACGACGGTGGCCTTCAGTGCCAGCTCGTCGAAGTCCACTAGGGCGAACTTCGACACGACCGCGCCCTCGTCATCGCCGCACTCCGGGCAGAACGTCGCCACGGCGCGGCCCATCTGGACGGCCTTCAGCGGGCCGCCGACCACCGCGAGCGTGATGACGTCCTCCACGCCCCCCAATGGTACGGGACGACGCAGCATAAGCCGTGGATATGCTGTTGAACGGATAGCAAATACCTGGTGAGCAGACGTTGCTTAATCACCCGATTGCCTAGACGTCTGGGGATTCACCCGCCTAGAACGGCGCGGCCTGGATGTACACGTAGTCCCACTTCTCCGCCTGGCCCGTGCCGGTCGCGACCCACTTGCCGGCGATGTTCTCGTTCGCCACGCCTGTCGCGTCCACCCACGTCAGGTAATGGCCGCGGGTGACGCGGGCGAGGGTGCCGACCGCCGGGGTCGTGGCCCCGGAGTAGGTGATCGGCGCGTTCGGGGGCCCGCTCGGCGTCCATGTGTCCCCCGTGAGCGTCCCCAGCCCCCAGGCGAACGTCACGACCTCGGGGTCGACGGGGTAGCCGTTGTCGTCCCGGAAGATGTTCTGGAACTGGACCAGGGAGCCCTCGGGGTAGCAGTTCATGTCGTCGAGCCTTCCGCCGCCGTCACCAGTCCGTCTTTCGCCTCCACGATAGTCACCGCGCGGTTCGCGGCCGAGGCTCTAGTCACTGAGACGTTCGTCACCGTGGCGCTTGTCACAAGGCGGTTCGACGCCGAGGCGCTGGTCACGAGGCGGTTCGATACCGTCGAGAAGGCGGGTGAGGTGACCCAAACGGTGACCGTCGCCGCGATGGCGCATGTACTGGTAATCGCCGCGGTGACGGCTGCCCCTCTCGACACGGACGAGGCGAGCGAGGCAAACACGGATACCGCACCGGAGAGCGCGACCGTCTCGGCGTTCGGGGCCGACAGCGACGCGCTGGTCGTAACCGCGCAGGTCAGCGGTCCGGTGTGGCTGACTGCTGCCCCGACTGCCGCGGTCGCGGAGAGCGAAACGGCAAGGGCCACCGTCTCGGCGTTCGTCGCCGTGGTAGCAGCCGACGCGGAGACTGCGCCACTGAGAGCGACCTGCTCGGCGTTTGCCGCCGTGACTGCCGCGGATGGGGCGAGTGCCGCGGCGACGGCGACCGCTTCCGTGTTCGTCGCGGTGGTGACAGCCGATGCCAAGACTGCCCCGGTCAGGGCGACCCCCTCGGTATTCGTTGCGGCTATCGCTGTCGCTGCCGTGATTGCAGCCGTGATAGCCGTGACAGCGCCCGAGCTGATCGTGGCGCTGACGGCAACCGAGGATGAGACGGAGACGGAGAGGGCGACCGATTCGGTGTTCGTGCTCGTCAGGGCCGCAGAAGGGGCGATGGACGAGGTGAGCGAGGCTGTCTCGGCGTTGGTGCCCGTGACGGTGGCCGAGGCGGTGAGCGGCGCGGTTAGAGCCGTCGTTTCCGCGTTCGTCCCGCTGACTGAGGCAGACACGCTGAGCGCCGCGGTAACTGGCAGCGTGGCGCTATTCGTGCCCGCGACCGAGGCGGACGCCGTAATCGCGCAGGTAAGTGCCCCGGTGGCGCCCGACGTGACTGTGCCGCTGACGACGAGCGAGGACGAGATGGGAACGCTGAGCGCGACCGTCTCGGCGTTTGTCCCTGCGACGCTTACCGAGACGGTCAGAGCCGCCGAAAGCGCGGTCGCCTCGGTGTTGGTCCCGGCGACAGAAGCGGACGGGGTGAGGGAAGCGGAGAGGGCCGTCGTCTCCGCGTTTGTCCCGGCTACCGACGAACTCGCGGTAATCGCGCCAGTAATGGGCAGCGTGACGCTGTTCGTCCCTGAGACGGTCGCAGAGGCCGTCAGGGCTGCCGTCAGGGCGACAGATTCGGTGTTGGCAGTGCTCACCGTGGACGAAGGGCTGAGGGCCGCTGAGAGGGCTACAGCCTCCGTATTCGGGGCGCTGACCGACGCGCTCGGCGTCAGGGAAGCACTAAGGGCGACCGACTCCGTATTCGGCGCGGCGATGCTGACCGAGGGTGTGAGCGCGGCCGAAAGGGCTGCCGATTCGGCGTTCGTCCCTGCCACGGCAGAGCTCACCGTGATCGGCGCGGTCAGCGCTGTGGCCTCGGTGTTCGTGGCCGCGACGGCAGCCGAGCAGGTCAGGGAAGCGGTGATCGCCTGGACCGGGACCGGCCCAGTGGCCGCGACTGAGGACGAGGCGGTGAGCGGGGCAGTGAGGGAGACGGCTTCGGCGTTCGTACCAGAGACAGCACTTGAAGCAGTGATCGCGCTGGTGAGCGGGGCCGTCTCCGCGTTGGTTCCCGCGACCGTTGCACTGGCGGTAACGGACGAGGCGACAGCGACCGCCTCGGTTGGGTCGGTGGCCGCATCGGTGACCGTCGCACTCGCGGTAATCGCCGCCGTGATCTGGACGGTGGTGGCGACGGTGAGAGTCGCGGCAATCGTCGCGGAGGGCGTGAGCGGCGTGGTCCCGAGTAACGCAGCTTCGGTGTTCGCCGCGGTCAGAACAAGGGTTGGCATCTCAGGCCACGGCTTAGATCGCTATGCGGAGACGGGGGATGACGAGGTCAGGGATGAACAGACCGTTCCGTCGCTTACGCCAGGGTGCTACGCGCTGACAGGTCAGGTTTCCCGTGAGGGCGACCGATTTGGCGTTCGTAGCTGCCACTGACGCCGACGGAGTTAACGCGGCAGTGATCTGCGTGGCGCTGCTCCCGAGCACGACACCGACGCAGACCCACGCCTGCGACGTGCAGGCCCAGGTCGCCGTGACGTTTGAGGACGAACTGGTGACCTGCCAAGCGACATCCTGGCCGTTGCCGAGCACGAAAACCCCAGCGTTGTAATCAGTCCACGCGCCGCCTGGACCGCTGCTGAATGAACCTGGGACCATAGCGGCAGCGATAGCGATATTTCCTGAAGTGCCGGGAGAAAGCGTTATCGCAGGAGCGGTTGAGGTGCCGGAAGCGGTTGAGAAGACAGCGCTGGTGGGATTACCTGACCACTCTGTGCCCTGTGCGTACCACCCATAGGAACCCGTGGTCGTGACCGTGACCGTCTTGGCAGCACCAGTGGCACTCCAGCAAATCCATATCTCCCAGTTGTAGCCGGGCGTGCCTATTACGCTGCCCAGTTTGACGAATGTTCCGATAGTGCTGGAAATCCCGGAAATCAGGTTTGCTGTCTGGTGCGCCACCATGATCATGGCGACGACAGTGTCGCCTACTGTCGAGTTGACGCCGAGGATCGTGCCCGCTGAACCAGAGTCGACGAGGACATGCGCGCCAGTATCGCCAGGGCTCCCGGCAACTAGGGCGTAGGCCACAGCTTACCGCCCTTGGTGCTAGACGGACTGCTCGGAAACCACCGCGACATGAGCGTCGATGGCCGTCTCGCCCGGAGGCGCGGGGTTGCTCTCATCCGTGGCCCTCCTGCTTACGGCAAAGCCAGTTACCATTGTCCAGCTTGCGGACCTTGATCCAGTCGAATCGGGTGGCGACAATCCCTTCGAGCACGAGGTAGCCGTCGAGGATCATCAACGGCTCTAGCTCCCAAATGCCGCGAATGTTGGGCCTTGCTGCATCGGTCATCGTTTCGCCCTCCACGGCGTGTACTCGTCAAAAAGATTGTGCATCAAGTCGGCGTGATGTCCCCAGTGACCATCTACCGTGGGCGGTCGCGGGTCCAGCGCATGAGCGACTTCGTGTAACACCACTCCGAGTGTCGGGTGCTTCGACAGATGGATGGTCTTGCCTCGGTGGGATGTGCGGCCTTCGCCGTTGCTCATACCGGCGTGGAACTTCACTTGCCACGTCTCGGACGTGATGGGAGTCCAGCCACTCACCGTCGGGGGGGAACTTGAAGCGATCTGACTGACACCGCAGAGCAGAAGGCGCCCAGCGGTCGGGGTTCCCCCGAACGTAGCGCTAGTGGTGCCTACCCCGTCATGGGCGGTAACGCGAGCAATCGTCACGGCTCACCGCCCTTGGTGCTAGACGGACTGCTCGGAAACCACCGTGACGTGAGCGTCGATGGCCGTCTCGCCCGGAGGCGCCGGGTTGCTCTCCTCTTGGCCCTGACCTGAGAACTTGAGGTACGCAGCCTCAAGATCAGCTGTGTGCTCGGCGTGAGTCTCGGCTTCAAGCTGATGAAGTAGCTCGCGCTCCTCGTCGGACTCGGCAGCAGCAATTGCTTCAGCAATCGGTCCGCACTTAGTGAAGCATTCAGCCTTTGCAGCACTCATTTCCTGCACCCGAGCCTCTTCGGCTGCGCGATCAGCTTCTCGCTCTGCTTCCTCTTCGGCCACCTTGGCTCGGATAGCCGCGACCTGCTCTTGAATGTCGGTCATGTCAATGGTCCTTTCTCAGGTCAGGGTGATCGTGATTGCGTTTGCCGCGAAGGACAGGGTGATCCCGGCCGCGTTGACTGCCTGGGGCGTGCCCAGCGCACCAAAGGCGATGACGTTCCCACCTGCCAATGTCGAGGCATCGGCAATGAACATCTGCACCAGGTTCGTCGCGCCCGTAGACCAGCCGCTCGACGTGCTCGCCGCGAATGAGAACGGGCCACCGGCCGTGAGGACCGATGGGCTCGCCGCGGTGGCGATCGGGAAGTTCGTCTGGTTGTTCGTGACGACGATACGGGCGTAGCTGCCCGTCGAGGTCGGCTCGCCCGAGAGGACGTTCGCCTGTGTGGCACCCGCGACGGCCTGCGTGGTGAGGCCGATGTAGAGGGTGTTCAGACACCACATCGGGCCAGCGTTGGTCGTCGCCCCACCTGCCGAGGCGGAGCCGCCCAGGAAGATGAAGTCGCCCACCGAGATCGCGAGCCCGATGGACTGCGAGGCGATGGTCAGCGAGGTCGCTGCCGAGCCCGTCAGCACGAAGGCGTGGGGCGCGGTGTACTGGTTCTGCGTCGCCCCAGAGCCCGGTGTCCCGATCCAGATTTTCGCCGTGGTGTTCGGCGTCTGGTCCATGTTGCCCGACACGCCGCCGGTCGCGATTGACCCGGTGTTGATCGTGGTCTGCGCGGTGGCCGCGGCGTTGATCTGCGTGCGGACGCAGCCGCAGCAGTTCCCGAACAGCCCGTTGAGGATGGCCTGCTCGCTGTACTGGGCGAACGGCATCATCATCGCGTGGCGTTCGAGCGCGGCCTTGGCGACCTTTTCCAGCCTCGGGTCGCGGTAGGCGTGCTCCAGCTCAGGGCTGCGGAACGCCGCGACCTGAATGTCGGGGAGGTCGGGGAGAATGAGCCGCGGTCGAACGTGGCCCGTGAGTTGAACGTGCATGGTCAACTCCTTTCGCTGGGTAGATGCTACAGCCCCGGCGCCGGCGGTCGCGGCACGCTGCGAGGCCGGGGAATTACAATTACCTAGACGTCTAGGGTTTGCGAGGGACGCAACCGTGGCTGGGCCAGTGGTCCCCTAGGTGCGTGACGCCCGAGTAGTGGACGTGCTTGGTCTCGCCCATCCGGTTCAGCGTCAGCGTGAGGCTGTGATCGACCGTGCACCAGTGGCGCGGGTGGTGCTGGGCGTTCGACCACTTCCCGGCCTCGTCCACCGCTCCCGGGTGCCGTCGCATGAGTTCGGCGCTGAAGCGCGCGCACCCCAGCCCGGCGTACTCGCCTCCGAGGTAGGGGTACGCCACTGAGCACCAGGGCTCGGGACAGGCTTCCAGCTCGTCGAGGATGGTGGGCGACACCTGGATGTCCTGCTCGACGTTGCAAAAGTCCTGGCCGTTCGCCCACATGGCCCGGAAGTAGCGCCAGTAGTGCTCGTCGCTCCGGGAGACGTCGACGCGCTGGAACTCGCGGCCGGTCTTGTTCAGCGCGATGACCACCTTGGGGCTCATTGGGGGCACGTAGGCGAGCACGACAATCATCGCGCCCGCCTCGCCCAGCGTGAGCCGTGGTCGTCGGTCGAGGCCCTGGAGAGGTAGAAGCGGTCCTCCTCGGTCGGCTTCTCATACCAGGGCAGGTGCAAAAGCTCGCACGGCGCTCCGGTGCGGACCGCGGCGTAGTGGAAGTCCGAGCCTGCTGGGTAGAGGGCGAACGTCGTGTCGATGGGTGACATGAACAGGCCCTGCCAGTGCTCGCGCGTCGGGTCGCGCCAGCGCGTCTCGACCTCTAGGCTCGCCTCGTCGATGAACGGCGCGTCGATACGCAGCCCCAGGCCGACCTTCGGCACGCCGGTCGTTGCCAGCACCTTGGCGAGGTAGGCGACCACGTCCAGCGGGCACTCCGGGACTGGCACCACGTCGGGGTCGGTGTAGACGTAGGGCTCGTCGGGGACCAGCCCGGCCTTCCACAGCGCCTTGGAGCCGAGGTTCTCGCCGAGCCTGACCACCTCGTGCGGCGTTGTCGCGTAGTAGTCAAGCAACGGCGGCCACGCCGAGTCGTTGTCGAGAAACGTGATGCGGTCGTGCCCGGCCTCCTCCAGCCAGGCGACGAGGCGCTTCATGCAGTTCAGGCGGTCGCGCGCGCAGATGAAAACCGGCACGGTCATCGCTGCGCCAGCACCCGGACATCGACGCCGGTCTCGTCGGTCTGCCAGCGCCGGAACCCCGCGGCGCGCAGCCAGTCGTCGAGGGCGTCCGGCGAGACATTCGCGTACCACTCGCCGGGGTGCGGTCCCCTGTCACTCCCGTCGGCGGCGTGGGGCGGGCGTCCCGGTCCAGCCGTCGTCAGGATCAGCCACCCCCCGGAACCGAGCAGGCGCGCCGCGGCGGCGACGATGGCCCCCGCGTGGTCGGAGTGCTCCAGCGTCTCGCAGCACACGACCAGGTCGACCGGCACCGGGTGCTCGTAGTCGGCCGCGTCGCCGACCACGTCCACGCCTGGCCCCGCGAGGAGGTCGACGCCCGTGTAGTCGGTGCCCGCGAACAGACCGCGCACCGAGCCGTTCACGTCGAGCGCGCCGAACTCGACGACGACGCGGGGCGTGCCGATCTCGCCGAGGCAGCGCACGACCCACGCGAAGGCCGCGTCGTGCATCAGATCGCCGCCCGCACCTGGTCCTCGACCCAGGCGTAGGTCCGCTCCATCCCGGCTTCGAGCGAGATCGTCGGCTGCCAGCCGGTCGCCTCGGTCATCGCCGTGCCGTCGCAGTCGCGCTCGCGGACCCCGAGCGGCTTCGTCGGGTCGTAGACGCGCTTCAATGTCGGCACCCCGGCGATTGACTCGACCAGCGCCAGCAGCTCCTCAATCGTCACGGAGCCGGTCGCCCCGATGTTCGTCGGCTCGGCACGATCTGAGTCGATCAGGCGCAGGACCCCATCTACGAGGTCATCGACGTAGAGGAAACTCCGCCGTTGCGTCCCGTCGCCCCACACCTCGACCTCACGCCCTCCGGTCAGCTTGGCGACGGCGACCTTGCGGCAGAACGCCGCCGGGACCTTCTCGCGGCCGCCCTGCCACGTCTCGTGCGGGCCGTAGACGGTGTGGAAGCGGGCGACGCGGGTCTCCAGCCCGTAGTCCTCGCGGAAGTGCCGGCACATCCGCTCCGAGGTCAGCTTCTCCCAGCCGTAGCCGTCCTCGGGGTCAGCCGGGTAGGCGTCCTTCTCGCGTAGCGCGTAGTTCAGCACCGAGCCGTCCTGGCGGTCCTGCCGGTAAACGCAGGCCGAGCTGGCAAAGAAGTACCGCCCGACGCCTTCCCGCTTGGCCGCCATCAGCAGATGCGTGTTGATCAGGATGTTCAGCATGCAGGCGGCCTTGTTCAGCGCGATGAACCCCATGCCCCCCATGTCGCAGGCGAGGTTCACGACCGTCGAGCAGCCTTCGACGGCGTCGTCACACTCATCAGCGAGTGAGAGGTCCGCTTCCCAGTTAGCCTTCCCAGGTTGCCACCACTCGCCGAGGGGCTTGATATCGACGCCGAAGACCTCGCGCCCCTCGGCTTCCAGCCGCTTGACGAGATGCCCGGCGATAAACCCACCGGCCCCTGCCACGAGAACCCGCCCGTCCGTCATCGCAGTGCCCTCCTCAGCTTCTCGACATCCGCGGCACGCTCCGCGGCATAGTCCGCGTAACGCTCGTGCGTCCGGTCGCGCTCACGCCTCATGGCGTTGTCCCGATAGGTCTGGTCGAACTCGACGCCGAGGCTGGGGTCGTCCGGGTGCATGTGCTGCGTGAACAGCTCCGGCAGGTAGATGGTCCGGTTGACCGCTTGGGCGAGCTCGAACACCCAAACGTCGACCATGTCCTGCGTGAACACCTCCGGGTGCGGGTAGAGGTAGCCGAGCACTTCGCACCACTCACGGCTCAGGAAGGGATGGGACGCATGAACCTGGTTGCGAAATCCGTCGCGGCCGTACACCAAGACCATCCGGTCGGGGACCGACCCGAACGCCGCCTCGACCATGCGATCCCAGCCGGGAGTGCGAAAGACGACGTCGTCGCCCATCGGCGCCAGGATGTCGCCCTTGGCGCCGACCCACGCCGTGTTCCAGAGCTGGTTCGGGCACTCGCGCGGCCCGACGACCACCGGGCCGTAGGTCTGATCGGCCAGCGCACGGACGCTCGGGGCGTCGTCGTCGTCGACGCACCACACGACCTCGATCCTCCCTGTCGTGGTGCTGTCGAGGCTGTCGAGCAGCCGCGCAATGTTGTGAGGTCTCCCGCGTGTCGGGACAAGCAGCGAGATCACGGGTAGGCCACCCAGGTCTCGGGCCACGAGTTGCGCTCGGTGCGGTAGCCGTACTCGGCAAGGGTCGCGAACAGCTCGCCGGTTCGTTGGCCGCGTTCATCCTCCCAGCACTCGAAGATCACGACCGGCCTGTTTTGGCGAATGGTCTCATAAGCACCGCGCAGAACGTCAACCTCCGCGCCCTCCACGTCGAGTTTGAGCAGGCGCGGCGCGAGGCTGAAGTGGTCGAGGGAACGGACCTCGACGGTCTCACTGACGGGGCCACCAGGAAACTCGCACACGATGGACGCCATGCCGCCGCCGATCTCCGGCGCGGTCAGATGGCCGCTCCCGGCTGCCGCGCCGAGCGCGAAAGGCCAAAGAGACACGGCGAGACCGTTTTGTCGAATCGCTGCGCTGAGAAGTGCGCGGATGGGCGGGTTGGGCTCGAATGCCACGACGGGCACCCCGGCGGCGGCGAACGGGAGCGTCCACTGGCCGACATGCGCGCCCACGTCCACGAACAAGCCTTCGCCACCGAACTCGCGCCACGCCCAGTCGATCAACGGTGCTTCGGGCAGCCCACCGGGACTGCCGGCGAAGACCGCGCGCATGTCCTCGGAGGGCAGCAAGAACAGGGGGCTCACCCCGCAGCAACTCTCGGACGGTCGGTACTCAACCATGCGACGCGATCACGGCCCGCAGGGTCGCGATCTCCTGTTCACGTTCGGGGAGCGTGTCGATGTAGAGCTGCGGGCAGTTGTCGCGTACGCCGCGCGCCACCCCCTCGCGGTAGGTGTCGTCGTCCGGTGCTTTCCCAAGGTTGGGGTGAAGGTGTTCAGTGAACAGTTCGGGCAGGAACACGCGCCGGCCGAGCGCGTCCGCGACCTCGGTGAGCCACAGGTCCGGGTAGTCATGGCTGAAGTACGGCGGGCAGAACCGGCCGACAGCATCCACCCAGCGACGGTGCAGGAACCCGTGCGTGCCGAGCGCCGGCCCGTGGGCACCGTCCCTACCGTTCACGAACACGATCCGGTCGGGCCACTTCGCGAACTCGTCCTCGACCATGCGATCCCAGCCGGGAGTGCGAAAGACGACGTCGTCGCCCATCATGCCCATGATGTTGCCGTGGGCGACCTCCGCCAGCTTGTTCCAGTAGTCCGTGAACATGATCCGCTCCCCCGTGTGAATCTCGGCACAGTCGAGCGCCGCATACTGCGGGAGGGCCGGGTCGTCAAGATCGACATAGGCGAGCACTTCGATGTCGGGCGGGGATGCTGCCAGGCTGAAAGCGCTCTCGGACAACCGCCGGAGGTTCTCCGGTCGGCCACGGCTGGGGCACAGCAACGAGATCACCACGGCGTCTCCCCTCGAATCACGCGGGCATCTGCCCCGTCGTCTCTGTAGCGCTTGCAGTCGGTCGGCCGCTCCGGATCATCGACCGGGACGAAGACGTAACCGGCGAACGCTAGGCGCTGCCAGAACAAGGCGTCGGCTTCGCGCCACATCTGCGGCGTCGGCGGGCGGTCTGGAAACCCGCCAGCCATGTCAAACGCCGTGTGCGTCACCATGACCGAGTTGAGGTCAACCTTGTGGTAGGCGTCGGTCAAGACTCCTTGGCAGTGGCGGATCGCCTCCGTGCCGTGCAGCACGCGCTCGCCGTACTCCCCCGGCATCGGGACCAGCCGCTGCGCGCCGTAGACCACGTCGTTGCCCTCGTCGAGCTTCCGCACCATCCGTTCTAACCGATCCGGGTAGTAGAAGTCGTCGCCGCAGAGGAAGGTCAGATGGCCCTCGGCGATTTCCGCGCAGAGGTTGAAGATCGTCGCGTACCGGACCGACTGCCGGCGCTCGTCCTCGGTCGTGCCGAGATGGACGACGAACACGCGCGGGTCACGTCCCGCGGCGTCGAGTATTTGCATGACCCGCGGGTCGGCTGAGTTGTCATCGACGGCGACCAGCTCCCAGTCCTCGTAGGTCTGGGCCATGACCGAGCCGATGGCCGCGGGCAGGCAGTCGGCCGCTTCGTACACGGGCATGATGACGGTGACGGTCATCGGTGCAGCTTGCAGAAGTCGCCCGCCCAGTAATCGCGTTGCCTCCCGCAACGGCGGGTACGGCACACGGGTACTCCGCTCCACGCGGTGCGGAAGCGTCGCAGGAGGTAGGCCAGGTAGCCCCTCACTCAGCCACCCGGAGACGGAGCGCCCAATAGCCGTCGTCGCGCTCAACCCACTCGCCGACCTTCACGCTTGCCGCGGTCTCGTCCTCGACCTCTACGAATCTTCCCGCGACTGGCCCAGGTGGACCGTCAAAAACGACATCGACGGTTCGTATCTCACGGGCGCCCTGCTTATCATCCATCGGCCTCACCCCTCGGGCGCATAGCGCCCCTCCGTGTCCACCGGGTACGCCTCGTGCTCGCGGCCACACGCGCACAGCCCGTGGTAGCGCCTGTGGTGTGCCACTTCGGGCCAGTGTAGGTGCGGGGAGTACCCGCGGTCACGCAATGCCCCGAGGACGCGCGCGTCGAGCCTCCGCCAGTCCCCGCGGGCGAGCCCCGGCGCGTCGTCGATGGCGCCCACGTAGGCGGGCAGGTCCGGCTCGGCCGCGAGCAGTGCCGCGGAGAACCGGACGCAGCCGAGCGCGCCGTAGAGGACCGGGTCGCCTCCCACGCCGCCGTAGCCGGGGCCGTTGTAGGGGAAGACGCACCAGGGCTCCGCGCAGCGCCGGAACTGCGAGAGCACCGTGCCGTGAATCTCGATGTCCTGCTCGACGAGAGCGAACGCCTCGCCAGCGGCCCACCACTCGGCCCAGGTGCGGCTGTAGGCCGTCGTGTCGCCCGCCTTGACCGTGACGACCACCGCTCCCGGTGCGAAGCGCCGCAGGGCCGCGAGCGCCAGTGGGTGGGCGTGGACCGCTACGAAGCAGACGGCGGGCGTGCGCCGTCGTCCCCCAGCCCGCGGTTGGCCGGTCCCCGCCGCGGGGGGGGCGTAGGGCGGGGACGCGCGGCCGGGAGCGGGGGCGCGACGAGCCGCGGGCGCGTGAGCACGGGCACGACGGTCTTGCCCAAGACCGATTCGGCCTCGTCCATGAACCCCGCCCGGACCTGGGCCTGGGCGTCGGGCTGCGTCATCCATGTGGACTGGTCGCCGCGGCCGACCGTGACGTGCATCCGCAGGTACGTCTCGACCACGTCGGGCGGTGCGTCGATCCAGCCGTTGTCGTCGGCCTCGTACTCGCGCTCACCGTGGACGATCTTGGTCGTGCCGCTCCCGGTCCACTGGTAGGTCGTGACGCTGTGGCCGGGGTTGACCGGGCTCTTTTCACGCCAAGTCTTCTTGGCGAAGTGCTTGATGAACATTCCTGCCTCCCTGTCTCGTTCCTGTCCCTGCCAGCGGAGACCGGCGGGTGGACAGGAGCACCCGCCGGTCCCCTTCCGTTGTCGTTAAGAGGCGAGCCCGGGGGCGATGTTGGCGAGGACCGCCATCGTCGGCCCGACCACCGTCTCGAACGCCTCGAAGCAGCGCACGTCGAACTCGTGACGCGGGCCGCCGGCCGAGGAGTTGGCGACGTAGTTCGGGAAGTAGTCGAAGCGCTGGTAGTCACGCAGCGTCTCGACTCGGCTTGCCGTCTTCACGTTGGAACCCATGAACGGGACCGCACGCACCTCGGCGATGAGCTCGCCCGGCACCATGTACGGGTCGACGAAGATTTCGATCTGCGTCTGCCCGTCGGTCTTGTTCAGGTAGTTCGCCACCGTGCCGCCCATGACCAGCCGCTGCCGGTCCTCCAGGGCGCCCTGGTAGAACAGGATCGCCTGGGGGGACGACAGGGCCGCGTTGGCCAGGTCGTTCACGATCTGGGTGCCGACGATGAACCGCGCCGGGGAGACCCCCGGGTAGTTGTTGTAGATCGCCAGGTCCAGCTCGTCGAGCTCCAGGATCGCCGCGCCTTCGACGTGGAACTGCCCGCCGTCGAGCGAGGTGAAGATGGACCCCTGCGCGGTGCCCTGTCCGGGCGTCACGTAGGACGAACCGAACGCACCCGTCGACCAGTCGCCGAGGATCGAGGCCACGTAGCCGTTGATCCAGTAGGACTGGTAGGACGTGTCCGCCGTCGGCGGGGTCGTCGGCTGGACGCTGGAGATCAGCGCCAGGCTCGGAACCGCCTGCGGGGTCGTGGGGATGGTCGTGATGGTCACCGAGTTCACGGTCGTGGTCGTGTAGTAGACCCCGTTGGACGAGGACGAACCCACGAACCAGTCCCAGGCCACCGCCGTCCGCACCGCCGGGATGAACGCCGAGACGGAGTTCGTCGTCGACGTGGTCCCGACAGAGGTGTGGGACGACGCGCTGGCCGGTCCCGACCCGCCGTAGAAGTAGTTCTTCCCGCTGCGGGCCGCGACCCACACGTAGGCGGTCGCGCCCGAGCCGATGTAGCCATTCGTCGCGCTCACCGAGAGCGAGATGGTTCCAAGGGTTGGGACGGCGTACGCTTGCGAGTGCAGGACGTTGATGTTCTCGGTGATGAACTCCTGCTTCATCGTCTCCAGGGTCTGCACCGCCAGGGCGTCGGCGTAGCCGCCGGCCAGGGCGATGGCGTCCTCGGTCACGATGCCGTGCTTGGCGATGAGACCAAAGGGCGCGAAGACGTTCTGCAGGTCCATCTCGGTTGCCGAACCGCCGAAGTCGGTGGGCTCGGCACCGTCCGCCTGGAGGGCGTTCACGTTGAGGAACGTGCGCCAGTAGGCGTACTGGGCACCTTGCGGTGCCGCTACACGCGGCAGGGAGTCCCTGGTCGGCGTCTTGCACGGGACCAACGACACGTAGTCCTGCAGGTTCACACCTTGCAGGCCGGTCGAGGCCGTGAGGCCGGTGGTGAGGGTCCCCTTGATCGCGTTGAAGGTCTCCTCGGTCACGCCGAGGAGATCGGCTCCAGCACTCATCTTGGGTTGTGCTCCTTACGTCGATGTCCGGGCACGCGCGGGATCGCGCGCGCCTTCTGTGGGTGTTGCTACCGCGGCACCGCCGGGGACGGGACCTTCTCGGGTCCGCCGTCCGTCGGGAAACCGCGGCCGATCTCGGCCCTGGTCATGATGATGCGGGCCTTCTCGGCACGGAGCCAGTCGGCCTCCATGTCGTTGCCAGCCTTCACGGCCGCTTCGATGCGGTCGTCGAAGCTCTTGGCGACGGCTTCCTGGGTCTCCCCGCCGATGCCGTCACCGCGGGTGAACCCCGCCAACGCCTTCAACGCTGCCGCGGCTGCGTCCGTGCCTGCTCCGGGGCTGAGTGGGAACCTCCCGGAGTGGGGGACCTCGCCGGCAACCTTCTCGACCGTCGCGCGGAGCTCTGCGATTTCCTTCCGCGTCTCGTCGGGAGCTTCGCCCCTCTGGACGGCCTTGGCCGCCCGGATGAGCGCGTCGGCGTCACCCTTCTTGGCGACGAGCTTGGCGAGGGTACGGAGCATCGCCGCGTCCGCCTTGGCCTTGTCGGCCTCGGCCTTCGCCGCGTCGTCCGCCACCCGCTCGGTGTCGCTCATCGTCGCCCTGCGGTCCGCCTCGGCCTTGGCTGCCGCCGCGACCTTGGTTGCCCGCTTCTCTTGCTTCGCCTTCTTGGCCGCCTTCTTCGCGGCCTTCTCGTCGGCTGCCGCCTTCACGGCATCCGCTTCGACCTTGGCCTTCTCCGCCTCGTGGTCGGCAATCGCCTTGGCGGCGACCTCTCCGGCCTTGGCGGTCACAGCCGCGTCGAACTGCTCTTGGGTCATTTCCATGTCGAACGCCCCTTTCGTGGCGGTCTTACCGCCCGCCGCGGCCGGATCGTCCGGACCGAGCAAGTCGGTTAGGTGAGTACGCAACTGGTCGGCCGCTGTCCGTGCCGCGACGACCTTGTCGACCGACACGCCCGACAACCTCCGTCCAGCCTTCGACACGCCCGCGGCCTGGCCTTCGGCTTGCTCCGTGAAAGCCATCCGTGCTGTGATGCCGAGCACTGCGTCCAACGCGCTGAGCGCGTCTTCGAGGTCGAAGACATCCTCCACGTCGTGGGGCTTGCCTCCGACCGCGACCTCTGTCTGTTCCCTGTCGAGAACCTGCTGCAGCTTGCGACCGGCGTCCGCGAGGGACGTGCCGGCGTCGATGAGAATCTGCGCGTCCTGCGCCTCCCACTCAGGCGAGCCAGGGTACGGCCCCGAGCTGCCCGCCTGGTTGAGCGCCGAGACGATGGCGCCCCCGTCCTTGATGGTGAGGCCCTTGTCGGCCTCGTCGGAAATCTCGATGCCGAACTTGTGGCAGGCGGCGCGAATCTTCGGCATCGCCTTGGGGCCGAACGGCGACTGGGGCGCGCGGGCGAGCGCGTTGCGGGCGTGCGCCTCGTCGTGGACGGGGAAGTGGCGCAGCGAGCGCGGGGTGGTCTTGCCCTCGTCGTCCTTCTTGCCGCCGCCCTCGATGTACGCGAATGCGCTGTCCGGCAGGTCGTTGATCTTGGCGCTCGACAGCTCGGCCTTGGCGATCTCGCCGTCGTCGCCCGCGACGAGCGCCTTCTGGAGCGTCGAGAGCACCAGGCAGGCGTCGCACTCGCAGGCCAGCGCCTTCTCAACGGTCGTCGCGTTCCCGGTCCCGGCGCAGTCCGGGCACTTCCGGTTGCCCTGGAGAATCGTCTTCTTCCCTCCGCACGTCGGGCACGGGGTGTCACCCTCGGCCTTGGCGAGCAGTTCGCGGAAGCCGTTGGCCCCAGCCTTGACAAAGTGGAGCGTGTGCACGTCCAGGTCTTCGAGTTCGGAGATTTCCGTGGTCATCTCAGCTCCTCAGCGACGCGAGCACTTCGGGCGGCGGGGTGAGGTTCCGGCGACACGGCCCCTCGATGCTGGCCCCTCCGATCAGGCCCTTCTCGAACATCTCCCAGGCGTAAGGGGAGAGAATGGAGCCGACCAGCCAGTCGCCCTTACAAATCGACTGGCCGTTCTCCGTAAAGTCCGGGCCGCGGTAGATGCAGTTCTCGACCACCTCGCCGCAATCCTCGTGGCCCTTCTCATGCCACAGCCCGAGCTGCAGGCCGTGACGGGCGAAGGCCCAGCACGCCTTCTCGACGGCATCAGCACGGGCGAAATCGCGGAACCCGTCCTTGGCCACCCCCACGTCGGCCTTCATCGCTGGGTACGCAACGACCAGGAGAAATCGGTCGGCAGCCTGCGCTTTTATGACCGTGCCAGGCTGGGACGCCTCAATGTGCGGTGGCAACGTCGGCGGGGACGCGGCAGGTGATTCGAGCAGCTTCGCCAGCACCTCGTCGCTCGGGCTCTCGATGACTACAGCGCGGCCGCTCACGAGACGGCCTCCCTGATGCGATAGCGCGCGTGCTCGATTGGCCCCATGCGCGCCTCGGCGTCGGCCGCGGTGAGCGCCTGGTCGAGGGCGAGGGCCTGCGCCACGCGCTTGCGTTGGCGGTCGAGGTTGTGCCGGTGCGCCTTGCTCCCCCGCCAGCCCATCGCCCGGTACATCTGGCGGACCTGGGCGCGGGTCATCTTGGGCACAGCCCCAGGGTCGCTGAGCAGCCCTTCCGGGCCGTGCTCGCGGAGCAGTTGCCGGGCACTGTCGAGGACTTCGCGGCGGCGGTGCCGGTCCAGCGAGGTAAGGAACGGCTGGGCGACCTGGTGCGCGCGCTCCGCGCGCCCGTCGCTCACGCTCGCGCTCCTTGCCGGGTCACCACCTTCACCTCATCGCTCGCTTGGGGCGAGTCTACGCACCATCGAACGTCACGCGTGGGATTCACGCGGGAGTCAGACACCGGACCACACTGATACAGCGCAGGTGTAGGGTGGCGCGCGTCGGAAGGTAAACCAACGGAGGGAACACCATGAAAATCCTGCATGGTCACGTCGGCAGCGAGATCAGCGTCCGAGTTCTGGACCCCGCGGCAACGCCGGAAGACCCGCTTGGCTACGAGTTCGTCCCTGACCACGGCTTTTTCGCACGTCACGGCGACTCCAGCTTTGCGGTCGACCCAGATGGGACGCTGTACGTCTATGGCGACATGAGCAAGCCACCCCATCACTCCTACCGCCCGCAGGAATGGGCGTGGGTGGAGGACGAGAACAACAACGGCGCGTTCAACACCACCCTGCCAGCTGAGGCGCACGAGTTCGGGAATCGCTATCTGGCACCGCCAAAATCCTAGACGTCTAGGCATTTCACTCCCGCGTCGCCCACGGCAACAGGCACAGGCACCCCGGCGCGGCGTCCAGCGCGGCCTTCAGGTTCTTGGCTCTGTTGTCCACGAACAGCACGACGTGGTTGTCCGCGATGTAGAGCGCCTTGTTCGATGCTGTCGGCTTGGCGACGATGGTCACCTCGTCGTATAACGCGCCGTAGCCCAGCTCGGCCAGGTACTCCTGCTTCTGGGCGATGTTCTCCGCGGTGACGGTGTCCTGCTCGTCGCCAGTGAGCACGACGATGTGCCAGTTCCCGGCCTTCTTCATCGCGCCGAGCAGCGGGACGAACGTCGGGACGTAGCTGTCCAGCGTGCCGTCGAGGTCGAAGCAGGCGACGGGCATTACCGCTCCACCGCCTTCCGCACGACCGGCACGCGGTTCTCCCGTGGCTTGCGGCGCGAGAGCTGCCACTGCTGGTGCCCGTGCGCGCCAGAGCCGCGGCGTCTGGGCGGCCACCACGACAGGCGCCTCCAACGCGACGACCCGCTGCGGCGCGGCATCAGGCGGGCCGGAGCCGGACGACCATCGTGGCCTCGACGGGCAGCTTGTGCTTCTTCGGCTTCTGGCCGGCGGGCTGGGGCTCCTGGTAGGCAAAGTCGAGTGACAGGCTCACTAGCGCCCAGCCCTCCTTCTGCAGCTTGACGATGCCGAAGATGACGTTGTCAACCGTGTCCTCGGGGTCGATGCGCTTGGCGGAGGCCATCAGCGTTTCCGCAGTTTCGTGATCGCGCTCTTGGGGATGGTCATAAGGCCCGCGACGTGTCCAGTGCTCGAAATTGAAGACGCGACCACGATGTAGCCGTGCTTCTCTTTGACGATGTAGCCGCTCGTCACGATCTTGCTGGGAGCCGAGTCGTAATTGGCAAGGTCAGTCCAGACCGTAGTTCTGCCACCAGGCGGACCAGTGCTGTCCGTCCACTCCACCGTGACGCGCTTCTTCTTGGCCATCTAGTAGCTCGGCTTCTCGGGTGTCGCGACCGACAGTCCTGGGTTGGCGCGGACGATGACCAGGTTCTTCTCGATCTCCGCGGCGAAGAAGGCGGCCATCGACTTCGACGTGATGAACAAGGCGTTATTCGCCTCTTTCGACGCCGAGCTGGACAAGTTATAAGAGCCGGTGAAGACGAGGCCCAGCTCAGGCGAGCAGTAGAGCTTGTCGTGGACGATCTCGTTGCCCGGCATCGACCCGACGGCCCACCGCGCCGCGGCGATGCCCGCGGTCGCGATGCCGACGCAGGTTTTGTCAAGCCTGTCATCGTGGTAGCACGACGCGTCGAAGATACCGACGCCCTTGGGGTTGGCGAGCCAGCACGCGTTCATCGCCTGGGCGATGTCCTCGCAGGTGAACGAGTACTGCGACGAGTAGAGCGAGGCCCCGTCCGCTTTGATCAGGGCGAGCTCAGTCAGCACCGTGGCGTGAATCTCGGCCCCCTGCTCTGGCGCCAGTAGTACCTGCAAGCTGGTGATGTCCGTGAATTGGATGGCCACGGTCAGTTCCTCCCTGGTACGACGAGCCGCGGGCCCGCCCGGTTCCTTGCCATCTCCTTCGCCGCTTCGACCTCGGCGTCGTGCATCTGGCGCGCCTGGGGCTCGATCTGGTCCAGCGCCTCGGCGCGGCGTTCCTCGTAGAGGACGCACGCCTCGACGTGGGCTAGTGAGCCCGGACCGCCCAGCAGCTGCTCCAAGAGCGCCACGATGTAGACGTTCGACATGCCCGCCAGGGCCTTGCCCGTCTCGGCGCGCATCGTCCGCGCCCGCTCGTCGTTCGCGTCGCGTAGCTGGGCGAGCAGCGCCGCCCGTTCCTCGTCAGGCATCCGCCTCACCCCTTCCTGTCTCCGCCAGGTTACGCGACCGCGCCAGCAAGTCGCGGATACCGCGCCTGCGTGCCTGCTCCGCCTTGGCGCGCATCGCGGCCGTGGCCGACGGCGCGCCCGACGCCTGCGGGATGGCGCGGACGGTGACGCGCCCGCGGTGCTCGACGGGGGGCGTGCGACGCGAGGCGCGGCTCATTCGCCGCCCTCCTCGGTCGATGGCGCGCCGGGGATGTTCGCCGGGGCAAGCGCGCAGCGGCAGTTGGGATGGATCGGCACGTCAGGCGCGTCGTCAATCGGGTAGGGGTTCGAGTCCTCGATCTCCTCGCACTCCTCGCAGGGGTCGAACGTGAGCAGGTCCACCTCGGCCACGCCATTCTCGGTGTAGGTGTCGATGCTCGCCGCTGTAAATGACCGGGCGCACTCAGTATCCGCGATGGTGAACGCCCGCTGCGGGTCGGCGATGACGTCCGACATGGCCTGGGCGATGGTGGCGGGCGCGTCGCCCGCGGCGATGCCGTCGGCGAGCGCGGTGCCGATGCGGTCCATCGCCGATGAGGTGATGCCCTGGATGGTGATGCCCCGCGCGTCGAGGAGCGTCGCCAGCCCGCCCCCGGCGTCCTGCAGCGCCGCGTCGGACCAGCCCGGCGTCCACGCCTCCCAGTCACGCGAGACGGTCGTCAGCATGTCGCCGGAGAGCCACGACGGGGCGCGCGCGTCCACGCCCAGCGCGGCGCGTGCGGCCTTGACCCCGCCCCCGTAGGCGTCGGCGTACATCTGGGCGAAGACCGCGCCCGTGCGGTCGGCGTCAATCGAGACGTTCGCCTCGACCGCGGCCCGCGCCTCGCTGGGCCCGCTCGTCGGGGGTGTAGGGGGTGAAGCCTTGGTAGCCCTCGTCACCATAGAGGCCACCGCGGCGTCGATCCCCTTCGTCCCCGCCCGCAGCGCCTCGGCGATCTTCGGCGCGTACGCCTGGGGGATTCGGTGGCGGAGGCCCGAGCCCGGCCACCGTGAACCTTTTGGGTCGGCTTTGGCCGCCTTGAAGACCGCGCGCACCTGCTCCTTGGTCTTCGCCTTGGCGAGCGCCTTGTAGATGCGGTGGCCGACCTCGACCGGGATCACCTCGTCGTGGAAGTAGCGCGGCTTACGCCCGCGGCGCACCGCCAGGAGCGCGTTCGACTGCCACTGGCCGAGCACCTTCTGCAGCTGCTCCTCCGCGTCGTCATCGTCCTCGTCGTCGAAACCGGTGAGGTCGACGCCCGTGAGGCCCGTCTCCGCGGTGATGCCCTCGGTCTCGCACTTGGCAACCGTCCCGGCCTGGGAGATGACCACCCAGTCGCAGGTGTGGCACTCCTCGCGCAGGTTCGGCATCGCCGGGATGTCCGCGGGCTCCAGCCAGCAGACCACCTCGATGTTGTCCTGGTCCGGGTCGTCCGGGTTGAGCACGCCGCGGTTCTCCGGGTCCGGGTTGAGGTGCAGCATGGCTTCCGAGGCGATGACGTAGACGAACCCGCGGTAGATGCCGTTCGGGCTGGTCCACGAGCCGTCGAAGTAGCCGTCGGGCAGCGGCTCGCCGACCTCCTCCTGCCACTCCCGGACCGCGGCCTGCAGCGGCGTCTCGTCGCCCTCCATGTGACCACCCGGGAACTCGAACGTGCCGGCCGCGGGGTCGTCGGGCGTGAAGGCGCGCTGAATCATGAGCACGCGGCCAGTGTCCATCGCCTTCACGACCAGCCCGCCGACGTCGACGACCGACTTGGCCGCGGGCGCGGTCTTGGGCGGCGCGGTGAAGCCTGCCGGGGGCGCGACGTTGGTCTCGTCGTGGGCCGGTTCCTGGCCCGGCGCAGGCGTGGCCGCGGGGCTGGTCGGAGGCGGTTTCAGGGGATTTCGAGGCGGATTTTGTCCACCAGATTGTCCGGGCGGTTGACCAGGTGGCAGACCGAGCGCAGGCGTGGCACCCCCAGTCGCGGCGGGCGCGGCGGCGAGCTCGCCGGGGACGATGAACTCGCGCGGCTCCACCTGGGCGAGGATGGGCGCGCCCGTCGTCGGATCCCAGTCGCTGAACCACTTGGAGACGGCCTCGATGTAACCGAGCGGCGTCGCGCCCAGCCGCCCGCCCGCGTCGTAGAAGCGGGGGATGCGGTTCTCCGGGTCGACCGACAGGCCCAAGATGCGCTCGCGCACGTCGTCGGGGGAGATGACGCCCGCCTTGATGTAGCCGACCTGCTCCTGCATGACCATGACCCGGTCCTCTTTTTCCTGGCCGAGGTCGAAATAGCAGTGGATCGGCAGGCCCAGCTCGTCCTGGGTGATCGGGTCGAGGAAGACGTCCTCGATGAACCCGGTCCGGGGCCGTGTCGAGATGCGGAACTGCTCGTCTACCTGCGTCTCCGAGGTCGCGCGGTTGACGTCATCAAGGATACCGAGGTCCTGCGGCGTCCGGTGGAACGCTGCCACCGTCTTCCGCATCAGGTGCTCGGGGAACTTGGCATCGAACGTCGTCGGCTTGTAGCTCGTGAACTTGGCCCCAAATGGTAGCCAGCGAACGCCCCAGCGCTTCGACTGGTCGCCGTACATCCAGTCATCCCATAGCTCCTGCCACAGGCTGAGCTGGTCGGGGTCGGACTGCTCGGGCGGTGCCTCGGCGAATCCCTCCGGCACCTGGCCGCCCGTGAACATGTTGAGGAAGTGCCACTGGAACCGCACGTCGGTATTGGCGTTAAGCAGGATGCACTCGATGGGCGCCAGGCCATAGCGAGGGTCGTCGGGGCGCGACGTGTACGGCTCGTAGATGACCAGCGTCTCGTCGGTCCAGCCCCACGGCAGGCCCTCGACGAACTGGGCGAAGGCCGGCGCGGGTGCGTCGGGGCGCTCGCCCCAGTAGTCGATGATCGGTGCCCACATCCGGCCGTCCGGCACCTGGACCGCCTTCAGCTTCCCGCCCTTGTCGCGGACCTTATAGAGCATCCCGCAGTCATAGGCGAGCTGCTGGTAGAGCAGCTTGGTTAGGAAGACGCGCCAGGGGTGCTTCCCGTCCGGCTTCTTCCAGAACTGCTTGGCCTGGGCGATTTCCTTCGACACGTCGCCCTCGTAGCCGTCGATAGCACGGAACAAGAGCGGCATCGAGCACAGGTCGGCGATGATGTGGCTGATGCAGATTTGGGCCATGTCGTAGCCCTCGACGATCTGCGTCAGCGTGCGGAACGGGATGCGCCCGGACCTCGTCTCGACGGCGATGTTCGAGCCGGGGATGTAATCAGCCAGCCGCGGGGGCTCGTTGTAGCCGTGGAACGGCCGGATGGGCGTCCCCGGGCCGAGCGGGGGCTGGAAGGAGATGCCCTGCTCGATGAGCGCCAGTTCGATGTCCGCGGGTGTGAGCGTCGTGCGCGGCGCGTAGGCGCCCGAGGCCGCGGCGGCGACGGCGGCGAGGTTGACCCGGCCTGAGGCGATGTCGTCGGCCGTGTGCGTCGCCACGATGGCCGAGGCCGCGGTGCGCGCCGCGTCCTTCACGGCTTTGGCCTGGACGACCTTCTCACCGGCCGATGGGCGGTAGCGGGTGCCCCTGACGGCGTCGCGGACGAGGCTCACTCAGACGCCTCGTGGCGGCTCAACAGCCCGCCCAGCCGCGCGAGCAGCTTCCCCACGGCCCCGACCGCGTCTATCTCACCCCCGTCCATCGCGAAGCCGATGAGCACGAGCACGGCCGCGGCGACGAGCAGCCCGGCGTTCGGCCCGGCGAAGCGCCAGGTCGCGGCATCGGCGACGCCGAGGCCGACCAGCTGCACGAAGCCACTCTGAAAGCGAGTCGAGAATCCGGGCAACGCGCCTCCTTCGGTGACTAGCTGCCCCTCAGTGTAGGACCGCGGCTGGAGCGCAGCGGTGATTGTCAGGTGCGCCAGAGACGACGGGCCTTGCTCGGGTCGTAGCGCTCGGCGCGCCAGCCGGGGCCGAGGTAGCCGTCCCAATCCCAGTCGTGTGTCTTGCGGTGGAAGATGCCACAGGCCACCCACTCATGCTCGCCACCCCGGCGCGCGCCCTGGTTCGCGTAGCGGCACAACGCGAAGCGCAGCACACAGCACAACGGGTAGCCGCTGTCGATGCCGTTGCGGAAGTCGATCCACCGAGCGCGGAGCTGTCTCATCACTGGGGCCACGTTTCATAAACAGTCAGCGGCACGACCTCGTCGTCCTCATCGACCAGCATCGGCTCGGTGCCGTCTGCCTTGGCTGGGCGCACCGCGGCCGTGTGCCACCCGTCGTGACCTTCGGCGCGTTGGCAGAAGATAACCTCGGGCGTATCGGGAGCAATCGCCCCACACAGCGGCTCGTCGTCCTCTTTCAACGGTGCAAGGTGGAGCACCCCTGCCTCCTGTCTGAACACCCTAGACGTCTAGGCTTTGTCCGGCGGCTGCCACGGCGGCACTTGCTGGCACACGTTGCACCGTATCGCCCCGTCCGGCTGGCGCACGTAGAGGTGGTCGTGGCGCGGGACGCGCGTCGGGCGCGCGGCTAACCGCGCGAGCCGCGCCCGCTCCCGGTCGATTGCCAGCTCGCCCTTGGACAAGGGCCTGCCCTCGTCGGCCATCTGCCCCACCTCCTCGTCGCGCTTACGAACCTCCGCGAGCATGTACGACGCGAACCCCGATCCGGCGTTCCGGTCCAGCATGACCATGACCACGGCGTCGCCGTCGTCGGTCGAACGCCCGATCCGTTTCCGGATTTCCTTCTTCATCTCGACCTGAATCCGGCCGCCTGTGATTTCACGGTAGCGCGGCGCCAGCAGGTCGCCGGTCAGCTTGTCGTCGGGCGGCAAGGCGACGGGCTCGCCCGTCCAAGACGGGTCCAACATCTCGCGAAGGTTCCACCAGGCCAGCGCCCGCTTGTTCAGGAAGCCGAACTCGCCGGACAGGTCCTTCATCTTCGTGCCCTCAGCAGCGACGAACCCCTCGACCGGACGGTGGGCCTTCCGCATGAAATGGAACACGCCAGACGGCTGGGAGTCGACGATGGCCTTCGGATAGCGCTGGCCGGTCGCGGTCGGTTCGGGCAGCTGGTGGGCCTTCTGTTCCTCCATGACGATCGTGGCCAGGTCGACCGGGTTATCGACGAACGGGTAGCGCTTGATCTCGGTAATGACGTTGCCGACCCGGAAAGCGATGGTCGAGTTGTCGCCTCCGCCCTCGGCGATGTCCACGCCTAGCCGGTCGACCGGGGCGTCGTCGGCGAGGATGCGCCACGTCCCATCGGTCGGGTCGCGCTCCTTGCCCGGGTCGTGCTCGTCGCCGAACATGGCGCGCCAGCGGTCGTTGGCCGCCGTCAGCCAGGTGAGCGGGATGACGCCATCGGTCGCGGACGAGGCGAACTCGCCCAGCACCCGGTTCTGGTAGATGGCGGACTTCTCGCCCCAGAGGCGTTTGTGCTGCTCTACCCACTCGTCGGTGACACTCCCGTCGTTGATCGCGTCCTTCAGCCGGACGTGCGTCGTGTGCCAGTCCTCGGTCCCGAACGCTCGGGCGTGGATTTCGTAGAACCGTCCCAATGGCTCGGCGGGTGTCGAGATGGCCAGGGCGAACGCCTCGGTGCCACCCTCGCCAGCAGTCGAGAAGGCGCCCTCGATGGCGTCCCACGTCGCGCTCGGGATTTCCTTCGCCTCGTCAAAGATGATGAGCAGGTGGTCGGCGTGCGCTCCCTCCATCGCCGCGGGCCGGTCCGACGCCATCGCCCAGGCCCGACCATGACGCAGGTTGAGTTCCCACTTCAGCAGCTCGCGCCGGTCGTTGAACGGCTTACGGCCGACCTTGGCCCAGTCGACCAGCTCGGCCCATTCGTGAATCTCAGGCCAGAGATAGTGCGTGAGCTGCTGCCACGCCGAGGCGGTCGTGCCGATCTTCCAGTTGACGCCCGCGGCCTCTCTAGTTAGGGCGAACCACAGCACCAGCAGCGAGGCGGCGGTCGTCTTGCCAAGGCCGTGCGGGCCGCGGACCGCCTCGCGCTTGTGCTCGATGAGGTTGGCCATGAACCGCGCCTGCGACTCGCGGAGCCCCTGCCCCCGCGGCCAGCGGATGCAGTCCCGCGCCCAGCCCACCGGGTCCGACCAGTAGGGGACCTGCTCGGCCGTACGCGGGCGAAAGGCGCGCGCCGCGGCTAGGAACACCTGGCGGTCGTCGACGAGGGTCACCGCGTCACCCTACGCCCGGCCACGGGGACAAGGCTAGGACGCGGGGAGGCGCGAGTCACGGACGGTCGCGATTGCCTAGACGTCTAGACTATTCGTCGAACCCGCCGACGATGCCGTCCCAGTCCGTCTTGCACGCGGGCCGCTGGCCGTAGGGGTCGGGGCGGCACGGCGCGACCTTACCGCAGTATTCGCACTGCATGACTTCCGCGTAACGGTCGAACACATCGTCGAGGTGATCGCGCGGGCGTTCTGGCCTTTGCTCACTCACGTCTTCCTCCCTCTGAGGTAGGCGTCCTTCTTGGAGGAGCGACCCCGCCGAACTGGCTCGTGCTGCGTTTGGCCCAGCACGGCACGGCGCTGCTCGGCGACATGCTCAATGGCCACGGCACCCGCGTCCCCCGCGACGACCCCAACTGGGTGCTCCGGCTCAGCAAGCGTTCTCGACGCGTCGCCACCGGTCACGAGGACGACATAAGTGTTGAACGACAACCTGAGCCGGGCCGCCGCCGCCTTCACTGCCTCGTGCGTCTCGGGGGGGAACCGGACGAGGACGTTCGTGCTCTTCGCGCGTGCCATGTCCGTGATACTACCACGCGATACTGCGCGGGGATACTACGCCAGCGCCCGGTGCCTCGCCGCGGCGCGCATGGCCTCCCCCCGCGTCGCCTCCTCGCCCCCGTCCCCGCAGGAGCAGGACCACTCCACCGCGCCCCCGTCCGCGTACACGCTGGTCACGTGCACGATGCCGACGCGGGGCCGCCCTGGTGCCTTGGGGTAGGCGGGCAGGCGCCGAGGGAAGTCGACGAGCGGTTCCGCGTCCACGGTCACGCCGGCACCAGCTCCAGGTGGCGGCTGGCGACCTCGGGTACGCGTTCGAGCTGGTCGGGGGTCATGGCGAGTGCCGGGTCGGCGAAGATGGCCTGGAGCACGTCGTACATCTGGCCGCCCAGGAGCTCCGTCACGCGCACCTCGCGCTCAGCCAAGCCTAGCCGGACGGCCTCGACGGCCAGCCGGTCGTGGTCGCGCTGGACCTCCTGCCACAGCCGCACCCAGGCGTTCACCTCGGCGCGGCGTCTGATGCGCGCCTCGTTCGTGGTCCGCTCCATCGACGTGTCGCCACCCTTGGCGCCGGTCCCCGTCCCCTCCTCAGTGACCTTGGCCTGCGACTCGTCCTGCTCGGCCTTCACCCAGACGACCTCCTCGGCGCGCAGCTTGCCCACCTCGCCCTCGATGTAGCGCAGGGCCACCTTGCGCCGCCACAGGGAGATCAGGATTTCCTCGAACGGGTCGACGTGGCCGGGGGTGATGCCGATTCCGAAGGCGTTGGCGACCTCGACAGCCTTGGCGACACGCTGCTGGGCCAGGACTTTCTCCGCGCCGCGGATGGCGTTCGGGCTGGACCCGCCGTGCAGCTTGCAGCGCCCGATGCCAGGGTGCGGCGTGCCCCAGCCTGCCGGGCGGTGGCAGTAGCCGGGGCCGCCCTTGGTCTTGGCGAGGCACCAGCGGCTGTCGTCGGGTCGCGAGGGCTGGGGGTCTGTCACGGGGTCAGCTCGCTGTAGTCCGTCGGCAGCGATGGCCGGGTCCGCAGGGTCGGCGCGATGCCACCCGATGCCAGCGCACGCCGAATGTCCTCGGGGTCGTCCGTCTCGGGCCAGGTCGACGGGTCCGCGAAGATGACGCCGTAGCGTTCATCGACGCCGACCACAACGGCCGGGTCGCCTTTTGCCGGTTCGTCAGCCACGATCAGGCACCGTCGAGGGCGGCGCGCAGCTCCAGTAGGTAATTCTGAATCTCCCCGTGCAGGCTGACGTTAGCCGACCATCTCTGCTGCACCTCAGCCTCCAGCACGTGAATGAGCAGTTCAACCGCCCTATCGCGCTCGGCCTCAATGCGGCGTCCCCTCCGAACCGCCGCCAGGAGTAAGCGCAGGTCAGATGGTGCATTGGCGATAAAGCCGAGGTCGGCACGATTCGGGCCGATGATAGAACGCATCGGATACTCGCCAGCCGTGACCACGTTAGAGCCGTCGATTACACGTAACGTCCACGGCCCCGGCGTTGCCGCGTCCAGGCGCGCCTCAATCTCGTCCAGCTGCTCATCCGTCGGTCCGACCATTAGCCCTCCTCGGCCCCGTTTAGGAACGCTCGAATCTCGTCAGCCTGCGACCAGCTCGTCTTGTTGTTGCGCAGGCGCACCTCGGCGCGAGCGAGCAGGTAGCGCGCTCGGCGGACGTCGGCCAGGAGTGCCAGGACGTTCCCCGGGTCGCGGTAGCTGAACGCGGCCTGGAACGGTCCGGGGGAACCGGCGCGGGCGATGCGCTCCAGGTCGTCCAGCTGGTCGTCGGTCAAGTCAGCCATCGCACTTCTAACCCCTCTGGCAGGGCCTCACTCAGCCCAGCGGCAAGCTCGTCGGCCCGCGCTAGCAGCATCGCGCCCGTTCTCAGCACGTCCTCGATAATGGCGTCCTCCCAGGCGTGCGTCATCTGGAAGCCCTCGCAGAGGTCATCGCCGCAGTCACAAGGCTCGCCGTACCGGCCCCAGGCATGAAGCTTGGCGACAGTCGTGCCAGACCGTTCAGCGTAGGCACGCTCGAACTCCTCGACTGTCAGCGGCATGGTGCCTCCACATTGCCTAGACGTCTAGGCTTTTCGACCATCCGCGCCAGCGCCCGCAGTCTACGCCCGCGCTGTCTCTCCACCGCGGCCAGGCGCCGGAGGCGCGCGTCGATTGCGTCGCGGCGATGGAGTACGCGGGCGCGACGGGCGACACGGTAGGGGGGCGCCCAACCACCGGCAGCGCCGTCGCCCATCCTCTTGCCTCGGTGTCTGGCCCGCGTCCTCATCGGTGCGCCTTCCGCGGCAAGTCGCGGAGCGCCAGCACGGTCATCCCCACGACGGCCACGACGATGAGCCCCACCATCAGGTACACGACAGTCATGGCGTCCTCCTTGTCGCAGGGATATCGACCATGTAACGGCGGGCCTCACGACGAATCTCCTCTGGCTGCTCATCAAAATGGGCTTGCCAGTCATCCTCAATTGCCTGCCAATAAGGAGCAGGAACGCGCAGCGAATAGCGCCAAGGCCCTCGCCAACCACAGCAACAACGTGCCCGTGACCGCCACCAGCCCCACTGCTGGTCATGAAAATGCAGTCGCTTTGCCAACGTGCTTTCACTCATCGTCCCCTCCTTATCGTCAGGGCGTCGCGGACGGCCGTGCGGTCGAGGCCCGACAATTCCGCCAGGCGCGTCATCTGCACGCCCAGGCGCAGGTACTTGCGCCAGATGGCCGCGCGCTCGTCGCGGGCCGCGGCGGCCTGGGCGTCCCCCGCGTCGATGCGGGCCTGAACGGGGCCAAGCTCGCGGGCGGCCTGGATGAGCAGGTCAGGGGTCACTGGTCGAACTCGCCCGATTTCAGAATTGCCTCGGCAGTCTCTCCGACCTCCTCGGTCAAAATGGTGAGCCACGTCGTCATCGGCAAGTGACGGCCAGCCCCCCACTTCTCATCCTGGCGCTGCCGCTCGTCCTGAATCGCAGCGAAAACGTTACCCAGCCCGCAGCCGCGAGCTTCCAGTGTCGCAACGGCGACCGCGGCAACCTGGACAAGTTCCCTGTTCACTGGGTTATTAGGCACGTAGTCCAGACCCGATGCGCTCATCCCTGCCCCCTCTCTCCCAGCACCGACCGTACCTCGTAGGCGGTGACCCCGCTCATCCGCGCCAGGTCCGCGACCGTCACGCCCACCGCGGCCCAGCGCGCCCAGGCTGTAGCGCGCCGCGCGGATGCCGCCTCGATGGCCTCGGTGCACTCGCGCAGCTCCCGCCCGGCCGCGGCCAGGATGTCGCCCGGCGACGGTTCCGGCGCGGTGAGGGCCTTGGCGCGCGCCGCCTCGTGCCGCAGGTCGCGAACCGACAGGTGCTCCGCGACGGCGCGCCCGAGCAGCGCGTCCTGGGCCGGTTCGTCGAGCGCCGCGACCGCCTGGTGGTGCGACCACGAGAGACTGCCTAGACGCCTAGGCGATGGGATGCGGTCGGCCACGCGCGCCGCCTCCTGCAGCGTCCCCGTGGCGTAGCCGGTGGGGGCGGCCTGGGCCGCGGCCTCGCCGTAGTGGTGCTCGCCCCACAGCCACCAGTCTCCGAGCCAGAACATGACCGACTCGGCCATGCGCCCGAGCGTCGCGCCGAGCGCCTGCCACTCGTCGAACGTGAGCTCGCGCGGGAACGTCAGCCCCGTCTCGCCGTACTCGACGCAGGAGGCGACGGGCGTGTCCACCGCGGCGAGCGTCACGACACCTCCTTCGCGGTCCTAGCGAAGACCCGCGCCGCTTCCCCCGCCATCGCCACTGCCCGCTCCGCCCCATCCGGGAACGGGTCCACGGTGAGCGCGCGCCCGCAGTGGGGGCAGGCGTCGGGGCGACGGATCAGCCCTTCGAGCTCCACCCACTCGGCGGTCAGTTCGCGACGGCGGGCGACCAGCGCCTCGAACGCGGCGAGGTCGGCCTGGGCCCGGGCGAGGTCGTCACGCATTCGCCAGCTCCAGCAACACGTCAGCGTGGCAGGGCTGGTCGAGCGGGCACCAGCAGGCGAGGTCGTGGCCGCCAAGCTCGCGACGAATCTGCTCGTCCAGCACCCAGCTCCTCAGCCACCGCCGGTAGGAGGCGACCGCCCACTCGCGACCACCCGCCGCGACCGGGAACGGGTTCCCCCACTTCGTCGGGCGGGCGACGTTGATCGCCCCCTCGGGCTTCCGGTAGCCCTTCCGCCGCGAGAGCTGGACGCGCTTAGGCATCGAGAAGCACCCCCTGGGTCGCC